GGTATGAACCCAGATAAACAGGTCTGCATTAAATCCAATAGTCCTGTGATAGATTTTTTCTGCTGGCATTACACGCTCTTGGAGCTTCATTACATTATGCCCCAGCGACTCCAGGCTTTTGACGTGATGATTTTCACTACTATAGGGAACTTCAAAGTTACCTAAGAATACAATATTTGCCAAAGTTTTGTCCTTAATACTAGTCAAATCCATTATAGCATGGTATAATGTATATATACCTGCCAAATGGGGGTATACAAACTCGCTTAAATAAGGAGATGATATATATGGTAATCGTAAGAGACCCATTCGCAGCATTCAATCAGGAACTTGATAAAATGTTTGCACCGTTCGCAGTAACTGGAGTAAATAAGCTACCAGATAACTACCCACCACACAACGTTATTAAGATTGACGATGATGAATTCCTAATGGAATTTGCTGTGGCTGGATTCACCAAGGAAGATATTGAAGTCACTACCCACAAGGGCACACTTATTGTCCAAGGTGAGAAGAAGGAAAAGGAGCTTCCAGAAGGAGCAGCCTATACCCACAAGGGTATTGCTACAAGAAAGTTTCTCAGGAACTTTGTTCTTCCAGAATATACTGAGGTCCTAAAAGCCAAGGTAGAAGATGGAATCCTTTCAATTAGCTTGGTTCGTTCAATTCCAGAAGAACAAAAACCAAAGACAATTGTAATCAAATAACAACTAAATAGTCATATACTCCTGGGCATGAGTCAAAACTGCCCTAAACTTATGCTATAATGGAGATACTATGAACGAAGAACTCGTCAATTTACTTAAGGTGCTACTTGCAGATACCGTTGCTTTGAAATTCAAGGCTCACGGTTATCACTGGAACGTAGAGACAGACGACTTCCCTCAGTATCACGAATTCTTTGGAGAGATTTACCAAGACTTTGATGGTGCTATTGACCCATTGGCAGAATGGATTCGCATGGTTGACACAAACCAGTATGCTCCATTCTCTCTTTCTCGTCTAGCCTCACTATCAACAGTTCCAGAGAACCCAGTAACCACTGACCACGAAGCAATGTCTGCTGACCTACTGGCATCTATTGAAATGATTACACCAAAGTTTGTTCAGGGATTTGATTTAGCAACTGCTGCAAAGCAAAATGGTCTTGCTAACTTTATGGCAGACCGTCAGACTATGCACCAGAAGTGGGCATGGCAACTACGCACAGTAGTTAAGCCAGAACCAATGGAAAACGAGCAAGAAGCTCCGCAGGGGGCATAATGCCCTATCACATTGGTGAACGTGGTTCACATGGCTGTTCAGGTTATCCTGTTGTAAAAGACTCTACTGGTGAGGTTATGGGCTGCCATGACTCTGCAAAGAAAGCAGGAGCACAACTTGCAGCCCTACATATTAATGAACCAGATGCCGCAAAATCATTGGCAGTAAATCCATCATCAACTCCTGACCCAACATATCCTGGAGTTGGTCTCAAATATCCAACAAGTTTGACTGCTGCTCGCAGGTCTAAAAATATTATTAGAAAGCCACGTAAGGCTCGTAGAGGTTCTCAGAGCATTGGTAGCGAAGGTTCTGGTGGAGCGTTTAGCTCTGGTGGAGCTGGCGGAAGCATGGGTGTATAATGAGTCAAGAATTTACTAAAGATGCTACCGAAGACGAGATGGCTGAATGGGAAGCCCTATCCGATAGACAAAAAGAAATGGCTGAATCCACCGCAGAAATGGCAATGGAATTTGGAATGTTCAAGCAAGACTCTTCTGGAAATGGTGCTCACTATTTTGACGGTAGCAAAAATCCATTTGCCAAAGAAGGTATTAAGTGTTATAATTGTATTTTCTTCAACGAAGATACAAATCAATGCATTGTTGTAGAGGGACAGATTGACCCAGAAGGACTTTGCAAGCTATGGGTGATTCCAGAAGATGAACTGGGACAGACCCAAGAAGAGCCAGAGGTAGAGAAGTCTATTTGGGATGGCTCGTTTGACCCAAGGATGGTGAACAAGATTGTTTAAAGAAGGCGATTACGTAACTGGTAAGACCATGGAGGGCATGGTTACTGGACAGGTAGAACACGTTATGACAGAGGGCGGTGTCTATGGCACACCAGGAACTGAGTATGCTATCCAGTCTACCCCTGAGAACCCAGCAATGGCTGTTAGAATTTTTGAAGAAGAAGACGGAATGTGGTATCCTACCGCATACTCAATCGGAATGCTATCTTCAGATGCAACTAAGGTTGAAGACCTACAGGTTGGCAAAGAGGATGAAGAGATGGACATGGAGATGATGGCTAAGGCTGATTCTTATACCCCTACTGGTGGCATGAAGGCTGCTGCTCGTCGTGCATTGAAATGGAAGCAAGACGGCAAGGCTACAGGAGCTGGAACCGCAGTTGGCTGGGGTAGAGCAAGCGATATTGTAGCAGGACGCTCAATGTCTCTTAGTGTTGTTAGACGTATGTATTCGTTCTTCTCACGCCACGAGGTAGACAAGAAGGGCAAAGACTTTTATAACACAAGCAATCCAAGCAACGGACGCATCATGTGGGATGCTTGGGGTGGCGATGCAGGTTTCTCATGGTCACGTGGCATTGTAAACCGAATGAAGGATAAGGCTTTGTTTACTGATTTTGGTGCTGACTTCTCCGCACACGAGACACTTATGTTCAAGGGCGTTAGCGTTGGTGACATGGTATCTTGGAATTCTTCTGGGGGAACAGCAAGAGGCAAGATTGTTAGGATTATTCGTAATGGTAAATACAACGTGCCAAACTCTGACTTTACAGTAACAGGAACTGCAGATGACCCTGCTGCCGTTATTAGAATTTATCGTGATGATAAACCAACCGATACTCTTGTCGGACACAAACTGAGCACACTGAGAGGTTAATATGAAAACACTCGTTCATTTCACAGCAGATTGGTGTCAGCCATGCAAACGTATGCAGCCAATCATTGACAAGGTAGTTACTGAAAATACAGGCAGCTACATCAAAATTAATATTGACAAAGACACAGAACTATTCGATAAATATACATCTTATTTTGGTTCTGTCATGTCTGTCCCTACATTCTGGAGCATTCAGGATGAGGAGCTTGTAGATACCCACGTTGGCGTGGCTACAGAAGCTCAAATTAAAGCACTCTATGCTTGACATTTCCCACGGTTTGCTGTAAAATAGAACCATGAGAAAGATATTTGTAAACAGGTATGAGCAGGGTTTTGACGCTGGCTCTAAAAAAGGTTATGACGATGGATTCATGTCTGGTTCTAAGAAGGCTATTGCTATCGCTCGTAAGGTTTTTATTAAAAATATTAAAGAAGAAATTGGGGCTAAGAGCCAGGGTAACGGTGCTATCCGTAATCAAGACTACATTCGTGGTTTAGAACGTGCCATTGAGATTATCAAAAAGGGATAATAATGATTAAATCTGTTAAGGTTGGACCACAGAAATTTGACATCATTGAACGCAACCAAGGTGAAGACGGTATGCTCAATGATGGTGCTTATGGCTATACCCTTGACCACCAGAATCTAATTGTATTGGCATCTGGTCTCGGCAATGGTAAGCAGCAAGTAACATTACTACACGAAATTCTACACGCCATTAGAATGAACTATGATGGTATGCCACGCCCTAGTAAGGATGATGACTTTGAGTCATGGGAACACTACTTTATTGCTATGTATGAGATTGGATTGCTATCTGTATTGAAAGACAATCCAAAGCTAGTAGAATGGTTGCTTGATGGACCAAAATCTAAGCAATAAAGCAATTGCAGTTCTATCAGCAGTTTTGTTGGTGGCTACTGTATTTCTATATACCTGGGCTATTGGCACAGGTTCACTAAAAGAAGAAAACTGTTGGGATAAATACTCAACCGAACAAGAAGCAATTATGAATTGCGAGGAGCACTAATGGAACACAATCTATTTGAAGTAGTATTTGGCATCGACCATATCATTGCTGAATTCTTTTGGAATGCTGTCTTTGCAGTTGGAGTCTGGGCTTTGTCTAGAGCTAAACTGTTTAGCAGAATTCACAAATACATTGATGACAAGCATAAAATCACACACAAACAAGGAGAATATTAATGCTAAAGCCAATGGAAGACAAGGTTATTGTCAAGCCTATTATTGAAGATGTTGCTGCCACAGCATCTGGATTTCTTATCAGCAAGGTTGAAGAGAAGCCACAAGAAGCAATTGTAATTGCAGTTGGTCCAGGAATTACCCTGCCAAGCGGTGTAGTTCTTGAACTAGATGTTGCTGTAGGTGACAAGGTTATCTTTGCCAAATACAGTGGCACAGAGGTTTCACATGAGGGTGAAAACTATCTAGTGTTACCATATCGTGACATTCTAGCGGTATTGGGAAGTGAGTAATGGACGACGAAAAGTTTAATAAACTATTTACTGCCAGCATCCCTATTGTAACTCAGTTAGCAGACCACGATAGACAGTCCAGATTAGCAGAACGATTACACATTATTAATTATCTTAAAGAGCTTAATTCTAGTCGTAGCAACATTAATTTGTATGGTGCTATTCTTTTGCTTGAACAAAACAAAGATAAAGAAGATTAACTTTTTTCGTATTTGCTTGGCTCTGGGAAGGCATCTTTAAAGTATCCGTCTAGGATACCCTGAAAAGTGTTTTCATGGCTTGAGATGTATGGCAGTGGATTTTGCATAAGCACATCAGTATCAACAGTATTGTGAACTTTTACATCAGCAAACTGTTCTCCACCAATGTCGTATAGATTTCCATACAAAGACCTCCAGAGTCCAGGCAAACCTATGACCTTACCAAGATTCTTTTTGTTCATAACCATCGGAACGTGAAGCTCATAACTCAAAAGATTTCTAGACCTCATGTTGACCAGGGTATCAAGAGTTTCCTCTACCAGCCTTCTATATCCCATATTAACATGAATCATATCTAAGTGCTCTTGTAGTGTTCCCCTGTGTAATGGCACAACTTTGTCCACAGGACGAATAACATAAAAGTCATCATTCATTAATACAAAGTCATCAGATACATCGTAATGTCTACAAATAGCAGCAAGATTAGACCTAGCATTATCATACTTTAATCCATTTTGCTTTAGTCTAACGTGGTTTCCAATATACCAATCAGGTTTGCCACCAAACACCCAGACATTATCGTGGGGCAGATTAGCAACAGCAGACCTAATAGAGTATCGCAGTTCTTCATTGTCTCCATCTCTACAGATGTAAACTAAGTCCATTATTCAGCCAATCGTTCGTAAGCCCAGCCCAGCACCGCTGCTGCAACCGTATCATTCTCTATCTCTTTCTCTAAAATTAGTTCTCTTAGTTTTAAAAAGAATAAGTATCTTGGGTCGGATTCATCAATCTCGTCCATTAAACTATTATACCAAACCTTTGCATTCTTTGTAGTTTCTGGTATAATTGAAGGAGTGAAACTCACAGACAAATACCGCTATCAGATTTTCCCAGACAGGATATATTTTATCAGGGATGGCTCTGGCAACGTTATTTCAATCAATGGCGAACAACTAATAGAAAGAATTATTGATGGACAGAAAGACACGCAGGGAGAATCTGAGACTCCTAGAAGCAGTCAAACGCAAGGCTAAGAAAGATATGCAGGATTGGATGCTTAGTCTTCCTGAGCTGCCTTCTGAGGGAGAGGTCAAGGCTTTTCAGGCTGGATACATTGCAGGAATAAATAGAGGGGCTCAAGAAAAGACTGATGACTGAGTTAATTATTGGCATTGTTTGTTTTCTAATCATTCTTGGTTTTGGTTATTATGTTGAAAAAACCAAACACGATGATGATGAGTTTAGATAATCCAGAACTTAGACATATCTGGTAGTTTTGCTGGGTCTTTAGTTTGTAGACCTGCTCTGCTGTAAGCAGCACGAGCATCTGGATTGTTTTCGATAGCAAGGGTAGCACCACGTGCCTTTAGTTTCTTACCCATCTCACCCTTATATTCATTGTCAGACATTGGACCAGGGTTCATATACAATGCTGAGTATCGGACACCAGCAGCCCTTAAGGCTCTAACAGTTTCTGAACGCTGTTTGGGACTGCGACCTGTGACAATGTAGATTGGTCCTTTTAGTGTTTTAATATATTCAATGGTTCGCTGGATTGGTTGAGTGCCATTGCGAAGCAGGGTATCATCAATATCTACAATTGTTGCCATTTACTTATTATAACACACATGGTATAATAGAAGTTCTAACCACGCTGGTTGACTTGCTCCTAGCGTGGTTTTTAAATTGGAGGGTAATATGAAGTGTAATAAATGTAATATAGAGATGACCCCATTTGTTTATGGATTTCCCAGCTTTGACCTAATGGATAAGGCAGATGCTGGCGAGATTATTCTTGGTGGCTGTGGCGTTGAGGAGTATCAACCTACTCATTATTGTAAGGTTTGTCAAGAACAATATCCTGCCAACGAGCCTGAGTTTATTGGCTATGATGAGCTGGGCATTTAAATGTCCTAGGGTCAGACTATACTTGAACTACAAACACAAGGAGACAAATGATTAAGTTTGAAGACGGTATGCTGGTTACAGATGCCACAGTTACTAAACAAGATGTAGAAGCAATCTACGAGTATGGTCAGAAGCGTCACGATGATGCTGTAGGACTAATTAAACAAAGATTGATTGCTGCCAGGACCAATCTGGGTAAGCAGGACGACGCTGACTTCTTTTGGTCTATGAATGAGATTATGCAGATTATTGATGGTAGATACGAGGATAAGTTTCCTGTATACTACGATTCAGAATACAAGGGTAAAGTTCCAGAGGGAGCAATCCTTCTAGAGGGTAACTAATCTACGCTTGATAGGGTCGAACATCTTCGGGCGTTTTTTAGATGCCTTGCCGTTGTTTCGGTTACTATTACGAACTGATGCTTTTTTCGCTGCCATAACAAGATTATATCACATAAGCTCGGCGGTAAATAAGAGGTCCAACGCTTGACAAGCAAGCGATTATCCACTATAATAGATACAAAGGTCCATTAAACGATAGGAACGTATGCAAACCTTTCTCCCTTACAAAGACTTTACTAAGTCTGCCAAAGCCCTAGACTCTAAGCGTCTTAATAAACAAATTCTAGAGGGCTACCAAATCCTTAAAGTATTGTCCAGCAATGACCCACGAGCTGCCTGGCGTAACCACCCTGCCGTAAAGATGTGGCGTTATTACGAACACAGCCTGTATGACTATGTTATGGCTATGGTTGCAGAAGCAGACAAGCGTGGCATTAAGACTGACAAGAACGTATATAATCTAACCATACTTGAGAAGAACGAGGGTAGATACTGGGGTGACGAGATTCCTGACTGGTATGAAGACAAAGCTAAGATGGCTCGTCTTACTACCACACACAAGGCTAACCTGTATCGTAAAGACCCACAGTATTATTTTGAGTTTCACACGGCGGTAGCTAAGAGCAAGCCTTGTTGCCCTGACCGCA